CGTGAGTATGCCGTCTATCGGACTTATCGCGGGAGCGACGATACCATCGAACTATATCTCGCGGAGCGCGTGGGCGTGACGTTCGGGGGCTAACATGGCGGGCGCGATCAAGATTGACGACCTCGAGAGGGAAGTCCTTCGGCAACTTCAAGTTTTCCAAGGGGCGACGGACGAGATCGTCGAGGCCGCGACGCAGAACGTGGCCAAACGCACCGTCGCGAAGCTCCGGGAGACCTCCCCGAAGCGGACGGGCGTATATGCTCGTTCGTGGCGTCAAGACAAGATCAAGGCCGGACGTCATACGTTCGCGCGCGTGGTCCATGCCGGCGACGGGGAGTATAGATTGACGCACCTCCTCGAGAAGCCGCACCGGATCGCGAACAAATACGGGACGTTCGGGACAACGACCCCAAACCCGCACATAGAACCCGCCGAGGCCGAGGCCATCGCGGAATTTGAGGCGGAGATCCGCCGAGGCGTGGAGGCTATCAGCAGATGACCATATCAGAAATAAAAACCATGCTCGCCGGGATTGCCGGCTTCGAGACCGCCGTCGCGTTTCGGGCCTTCCCGGAGACCGAGACGCCCGCGCTTCCGTTCATCACGTTTTCGGACATAGACGCGTACACGTTCCGCGCGGATAACATGAACTATTACACCGCCCCGCGCTACGCCGTCGAACTCCACGAGCGCACGCGAAACGCGGCAACGGAACTGCTCGTCGAAGCGAAACTCACCTCGGCGGGGATAACCTTCACGCGGTCCGTTTCGTACGACACCACCGCCCGGGCATGGACGGTAACATACGAATTTACCACCAAAGGAGAATAAACACCTATGGCAAACAAAGTAAACTTCGGACTCTCAAACATTTACTATGCAGTCCTCACCGAGGGCTCCACAAATGCTTGGGCTACTCCGGTACACGTCCCCGGCGCGGTCAATCTCACGATCGAGGACAACAGCACTTCTAATCCGTTTTACGCGGATAACATCACCTATTACCGCAGTTTTGCGAACAATGGTTATAGCGGCTCCCTCGAGCTCGCCAAGATCCCCGAGTCTATGCTCGCCGATATTTGGGGCATTGAGGAGGACACCGCCGACAAAGTGATCTATGAGCGCACCGGCACCGCGCCGGCGTCCTTCGCGCTTCTTTTCCAGCGCGAGGGCGACGAGGGCCCCGAGTTCGCAGTCCTCTATAAGGTCACGCCGACCACCAAGCCGACAATCGGCTCGAGCACTATCGAGGATAGCCCCGAGCCCGTGACGCAGTCCTTCGACTTCGAGGCGACCCCACTTACCACCGGCGCCGCGTCACAGCTCGGCCTCATCAGCGCCCGCACCGCGGACGACACCGCCGAGGCGACAAAAACCGCATGGTTTACCGCGGTCAAGGTCCCCGCGTAAAATCGCCCCCACACTATGCCCGGATAATCGCCCCACAAGGCTTTTATTCGGGCATTTCAGACGTTAAGGAGCAAAGATGGATAAATATATCGAGATAGGCGAAAAGCGCGTCAAAATGGCGTGTAACGGCCTCCTCCCGCGGCTCTATCGCTACCACTTCGGGCGCGATCTGATCGTCGATATGCGGAAACTCGCGAAGGCCTACACCAAGACCGGCACCGCGGAGGACGGGACACCGATTTATGAAATAGACGAAAACGCGGACTTTACCCCGGCCGAGCAATTAACGTGGCTCATGCTCAAGAGCGGCGGGGAAGAAGTCGGCGACACAATAGACGACTGGCTCGCGGAGGTCTCCGTCTCGGAGCTCTACGCGCTCGAGGGCGCGGCGTTTCAACTTTGGAAAGAGTCCGAGACGACCACGGCACGCCCTAAAAAAAAAGGCGGCAGACTACCCGCCCGGTAACGTCGGCGCTTCTTATGCTCCGGTGCGCTCAACTCGGCTTGTCAGACGAGACCCTCCGAACGATGGACCTCGGCATGATATACGACCTATTGACCGAACAGGCGAACGACGAGGAGGTATACCCGATCAAGGGCACCTCCGAGGACTTCCGCCGGATATTTGGGGATTAAATAATGGCGAATAACGCGATTAAGGGAATAACTATCGAGATCGGCGGCGATACCACCGGCCTTGACAAAGCCCTAAAAGGGATTGACTCCCAGCTCCGCACCACTCAAAAGGAGCTAAAGTCCGTCGAAAAACAACTAAAACTCGACCCGACTAATACCGAACTACTTGAAGAAAAACAACGCCTCTTAAACGAAACGGTCCGCATTACCGCGGAACGTATGGAGACCCTCGAGAAGGCGAGCGCCGAGGCGGCTAAACAGCTCGAAGCCGGGGCCATAACGGCGGATCAGTACGCCGCCCTACAAAAGGAACTCGAGACCACCGGGAAACAGCTCGACGCCGCCAAGAAGGCCGCGGGCGACTTTTCCGTCGGGCTCGAGAAGGCCAAGGGCAACGCCGACAAGCTCGCCAAGGCCGCCCAAGCCGTGGCCGACAAAACAAAGGGCATAAGTACGGCGGCCGCGGGTGCTTTAACCGGTATCGCCGGCATGGCCATAAATGCCGTCAAGGCCTCGGACGATCTGAACACCCTCGCGAAGCAGTCCGGCTTTTCAACGGCGGAAATACAAAAATTCCAGTATGCCGCGGATCTGATCGACGTCCCCGCCGAGTCAATAATCGCGTCCATGAAGAAAATCCGCTCGAACATGGCGAGCGATAGCGCGGCGACTCAAGCGGCATGGGACGCGATAGGCGTTTCGGTAACTAACGCGGACGGAAGCCTCCGGAACGCAAACGACGTTTTTTATGAAGCCCTCGCGGGGCTCTCGCAGGTCGGGAACGAGACCGAACGCGACGTCCTCGCTATGCAACTTTTCGGCAAGAGCGCGGACGAGCTCGCCGGGATCATTGACGACGGCGGCGCGTCCCTTCAAGAGCTCGGCCAACAGGCCGAGGACCTCGGGATTATTCTCGATCAAGAGACGCTCGACTCCCTTAACGCCGTAAACGACCAACTCGACACCCTCAAGGCAAACGCACAGGGGCAGATAGCGAAGGCCGGCGCCGAGGCTATGGAGGCCTTGCTCCCGGTGTTCGACGAGATTATCGGGGCGCTTTCATCGGTGCTCGAGTGGATAGGGAGCCTCGACGCAGACACCCTCAAGTTTATAATAACCATTCTTGCCGTCGTGGCGGCTATATCCCCGATTGCTGGGATTATTGCGAGCATATCGGGCGCCGTGGGTCAATTCCTCACGGTATGGCCACAGATTAAAGCCGCCGGCGCGGCGGTCAAGGCCTTCGCCACGGCAAACCCCGCAGTTTTGATAGCGGGCGCCGTCGTGGCTCTTGCGGCGATCGTTATAGCAAATTGGGACAAAATAAAGCCCGTACTCGACGCGGCGTTCGACCATATAAAGGGCATAGCAAACGGGATCCTTGGATTTATAAACGGCATAATCGACGGGCTAAACGGCGTTATCCGAGGAATAAACCGCATACAGATTAAACCGCCCGAGTGGTTCACGGCTTTAACAGGAATAGGAACGTTCGGGCTCAACCTTCCGACTATCCCGCATATCCCATTACTCGCAGAAGGCGGCCTCGTTCATAGCGGCGCGGCCATCGTCGGCGAGCGCGGCGCGGAGCTCCTCCAAATGACGGACCGCGGGGCACAGGTGACGCCGCTCACCAATACCAACATAACAAACAATTACAACGCGGCGACGCCGGATATAAACATAAAATTTACGGGCAACCTCGCCCAGCTCGGGCGCGTCCTGCAACCGGTTATCGCGGCGGAGACCATACGGAGGGGCTAACATGATAACGGCATACTTCGGAAACCTTAACCTCACGCCCCTAATTCAACAGACCGTCGACGTCGTGGAGACCCCTCGGAAAATCTACGGCAACAACGGCGGAATGAGCACCGCGGGCGTTGAGTTTGAGGACCTTATCGTCACGAAATACGACCCGCAATTCCGCTTGAAACCGCTCCCGGGCGACCAACTAAAGGCCGTGATCGACGCCATGAACGCGGCCTCCGGGACTCTCCGTTATACGTCCGTACTCGCAAACGGCGGCCTTCGGAGCATTACCGCGGCCCCGCTGGGCGTAACGGCTCACTATGTAACAGATAGTTACGGCCGCATGATTTACGACGGCGAAATCCTCGCTTTTAGGCAACTATCATGATCGAGATTAGATATTTAGATCATACGTTCAAAGGCACCGGCGACGACCTCCTCCTCCTCAACCCGACGGCGCCGCCGGAAATGTTCGAGACGTGGGACCCTATCTCCGAGGCGCTCGCGTGGGACGTCCTCACGTTCGGCGTTAAGTCGGACGCGACCGGTTCAAAGTACATTTGGACGAGCCTCTCGGAGATCTATTCGACGAGCTCGAACGAAGAATATCTCATCGACGACGGCGATTTGATGGACTACACCCGCGGAACCCCCGTCCGGGTCTATAAGGACGGCGCGTTCCTTCGGGAGTTCTACCTCGACAACATCACGGCGCGGGACGGCGGGATCTTCGAAATCTCGGCCGTTTCCGCCGTGGGTCTCCTCGCGGAGCGTTACCACCGAGGCGGCGTCTATTTCGGTGCCGTGGCCGGTGACGTTATCGCCGACATAATGGACGGCATGGCCTACGACATAGACGGAGACGTCGCGGAGGTCACGGTTTACGGCTGGCTTCCCTACGACACCGCCCGCGCGAACCTCTCCCGGGTGCTTTTCGCGACCGGCGCGTCCCTCATGAAAAACGCGGCGGGGGAGCCGTGGATCCGGTTCAATCAGCCCATAGGCTCGACGGACGTCTCGGCGGCGACCTACTACGAGAGGAGCGCCGAACCGGTGCCGCAGTTCGGGACCATTCGAGTTATTGAACACACGTTCTTTGACTCGGCCGCACAGACAGAAAAAGTCTTATTTGACAACCGAAACAGCGTCGCGGCGGCGTCCGCTCTAATCATCTTCGACGAACCTATGGCGGCGACGAGGGCCGACGGGCTCACCCGTGAGAGCTGGGGCGCTAATTGGGCGATAGTCTCCGGGACGGGCGTCCTATATGGTACGCCGTACGTCCATATACAACGCATACTCGAGGAGGAGACCGGGATCAATTCCTCGGAGGTCTACGAGACCGGCGAAAACGCCCTCGTTTCGAGGCTCAATTCGTCGACCGTCCTTGAACGGCTCGTAAATTACTACTCGAACGCCGTCCGGTACACCATCAGCACCAAACACAGCACCGAACGCACCGGAAACATCATCACGTTCCCGAACGTCCGCGGCGTGACCGAGTCCGGATATATTTCGACTATGGACTCCGTCGCCTCCTCGTTCGTGAAATCGACGATGGAGGTTATCACGCGATGGACGCCCAAAGGCCTTGGCAATCAATACAACGATTATTTTATCGTTACGGCGGCGCCCGGCGGTCAAATCACCATACCGGCCGCACACCGCGGAAAGAAGGCGCTCGCGGTCCTTTTCTCCGGAGCGCAGGGCGGCGCGGGCGGCTATGACGGCGAGGACGGCGGAGCCGGCAGACGATGGAGCGACAACGTCATATATAAGGGCTACGGAGGCGAAGGCGGCGCCGGCGGAGCCCCCGGAACAGGCGGCGGCCCCGGGCGTTATCTCCTCGCGGATATTGATAGCCTCGCGGCGACCTATACGGCGACTATCGGCGCGGGAGGCGCGGGCGGCGTTCATAACGGCGAGCCCGGCGAGATCGGCGGAGATACCATTCTCGACATATTCACCACCGCGGACGGCGTAGTCCCGGAAGGCCCATATATAAACATGATCGACGGTTCGGTCTATGGCGAGGCGGGCGACCCCGGCACCGCAGGAAAGGCCGGCGGCAACGGCGGCAACCTTCCGACGGTTAACAAGAAGGGCGAGGACGGCACCGCGGGCGAGGACTACAACACCATTTGGAAGGGCGGCTCCGGAGGTCTCGGAGTTCATTCCGGAAGTCTTGACGCCTCGGGCGGAGGCGGAGGCGGCGCGGCCTACGGTGCAAGCGGCACCAACGGCGGCACCTCGACCACCTCGACCAACACCGGCGCGGACGGCGCGAACGCAAGCGCCCCGGCACAGGCCGAATTTTACCGCGGCGGCCAAGGCGGAAACGGCGGCGGAGGCGGCGGCGGGAGCTCGTACGCTTACAACGGCGCGACGGCGAACTTTAGGAACCCCGGAGCGGGCGGCCTTGGAAGTGTTGGCGGACAAGGCGCGAACGGCTTTATTCTGTTCTACGTTTAGGAGGGGCGAAACATGGCCTTACAGTATCAATCATCACTCACCGGCCCCGAGATAGACGCGGCACTCGAGGACATGGCCGCGCACAACTCGGAGGCGTGGGCGGTCGGAGAGCGTGACGGCGTGGCCGTCGGGGTGTCCGATATAACGTATCATAATAACGCGGCCTATTATGCCAACCAAGCGAGCGGAGCGGCGGCAAGAGCCGAGGCGGCAGTCCCCAGCGGGACGGCTGGGGCGGTTTTCTTCGACCGCTCGCAGACCCTCACCGAGGCCCAGCAGATGCAGGCGAGAGCCAACATTAAGGCGGGCGGGAGCAACCCCAACCTTCTCCTTAATCCGTGGTTTACCGTCAATCAGAGGGGGCGCACCTCTATGTCGGGAAACGGAATGTTCGTTGACGGGTGGCGCGTGACATACGGGACGGCGGTCCGCACCGTTAATTCGGACGGGACCGTGACCATAGGACACGGGTACGAGGGCAACATGACTAATCGGATTGACCTCCCGATTGATGCGCTGGCAGGAAAGACGG